TCAGTATAGTTCTTTTGGTTAAATCCTTTTATATTATTACCACCATGAAACCTACATAAATATTTACCATTGGCAGTTGGATAGCCTTTTGCTTGGCAGGGTCTTTTACTTCTTCTTGTTAGACTTTGACAAAAAACTTTTCGTTGCTGAAATCCTGCCATGTTCCCTCTTATTCTTATACACCTTATCTCTATAAAAGTAGTTTGTCTTTTTTCGGACATCATCTACCGCCTTATTTATAACATCTTTTGAGACATACTTCACGTTCTCTTGGTCCTTTATCTGAAGAGCCTGCTTACATAAATAAGGGTTATCATTATCCTTAATAGCTTCATTGAGTTCTTGGATTGTATACTTAGACGCTAGCTTTGTTAGTATTGTATCTTTATCGCTACCACTCTCTGCAAGACCTTTTATAAAGTTAGTTATATTACTGTTAGTTCTTATGTTAGTTCTTCTAATATATGTCTGTGAGACACTACCCATGTGTCCCATAGACACATCATAGTTTCTAGTAGACACAACATAGTCTTTATTAATTGTATATAATGTTGTAGACTTCTGGCGTTTTTTAGTAATAATTTGTGATCCTTCCAATAATTCAGTAGCTCTAAATATAGTGCTGCGACTAAGACCTGTCATACTAGATAGGGTGGCTTGGCGTGGGTAACAAGTTAGCGTTTTAGAGTTAGCAAACTTTAGTAAACAAATGAATACCAGATAGCAGTAAGCTCGTTGCTTGTTTGGAATCATTCTAAACTGTGGACTATCAAATAGCGAGAACTTAACCCTTATGTGTGGCTCATACTTCTGTTGCATTTTTGCAACACCTCCTATGTTCCTTATGTAACTCTCTAAGATAAGACACCCACTCATCCTCAGTTAGCTCATATATCTTACTCACAGGCTCTGTAATGCGTTTTATCCTAAATTTCATACTCTGACCCATAGGAGTATAGAAAACTAAAAATCCGGGTATCTTTAGAGCATTAGCGACTATCTTTGTAAGGGTTGTAGCCTTATAAATCTGACCCTTGTCATAGCAAGTTTCTTTTACAGCTAAAGGTTGATAGCAGCTAGGACAAACCTCAATAAAGTCTACATCTATGCCAGCAAGACCATCAAACTTTCTGTGCCAATCGTTATAACTACCATTGCTAAAAGCGTAGGTCCATCTAGCCATGTTTCCTTATGGAATCTTGTAGTATCTTCTTTTGTTTTTTTAGCATATCTATTGTTTCCTTTAGTTGTGTTATTTCATAGTCTTTAATACTGTTATCTGTTTCTAATATATCTATTGTCTTTTCTAAGTCAGCATCCCCCCTTGCTTTATCAGCTTTAAGTTTTTTTAATTGTTGTTTAAGTTTCTTTACTTCATCAAGAGCTTCAACCTCATCAAGCATACCTTCATAAGTCATTTCAATACCTCAATCTTTTTTACAACTGATCTTGGGTATACTGTTATGTTGCCAACTGTAAGTGAACCATCATCTTCAAAACTATGTGATGCAAAGATGATAAGTTTCTTTTGGTCCTTGTATAATAAGTAACCTGTGTCTTCACAAAAAGAATATACTTCACTCTTTGCTTTAGACTCAGACATCCATTCCGGGTTCGATACAATATCCAACCAATATAGTTTTACTCTTTTGTATTTAAATTTTTTTTTATTTGATGAAGTCATAAAAATCGTTTGGTTGTACCTTTTTGTTTGTTGCAAAATAAATTTTTTCCATAACTTTTTTATGTGGTATTCTTTGACCTGTGCTGTATCTTTGTAAATTAGTTGCAGGATTTTTATTCTTAATTCCTATCTTGGTTGCAGCTTTATTGTAGCTTAAACCATTCTGTTTTATCCACTCTTTTAATGTCATAATTCCTTCCTGTTGCTTGACTATTGTCAAGATAGTCATTCTTCTTGCCATAGTATTACCATATTGGATATATATATCAATAGAAAATAACAGTAGACAATATGGTAAAAATATATATAACAAAAGGAAACAACTATGATACTAAAAAAGGATAAACAACTAGCAGACTTGATTAAGTCTTTATCAGGTGGCGAAGGCTTAAATCATTTCTCATACTCTCAGCTTCAACAATCTATATCAATGTGGATCGTAAATTATTTTGTACGAACACAAGCTCAGAGAAGAAAGGATAAGAAAAAATTTCTTGTAGGTTTCGGCAGCGTTGCAAGTAATGTAGCTCAGATGATAACCGGGAGATATATTTTTCATGGAGCTGAGAGGGAAGAGATAAAAGAAAAAGATTATGCAAAAGTTTTTCAACATGAATACAAAAGATATTTAGATGAACCCTTTGATGAAAGAGATAAATATATTAGAGAACAAGTAGAACAACACTTACACGATACAATAAAAAATATTTTACAAACTGTTAAAAATATTTTTGGTGATGATGAACTTCAATGCGAAAGATATGTTGACATGATACCAAAAGATTTAATGATAGGTATAACAGGTAGAATAGATTATGAAGCTGATACAAAGTTTGCTGAGTGTAAAACCAAACCACCAACAGTTAGAGATATAAAGGGTGAGTTAAGATTTTATTCTAAAAAATTACCTACTGATCCAGACCCAAAGAATGTAATGCAAGTTGCTTTCTATACTTTGGCTAGTGGTAAAGAACCATTCTTATTTTATGCTAATGAAAAAGATTATATAATTTTCGATCAATCGCATCCAATGTTGAAACAAGATTACTTGGAATATTGTTTAGACCAAATGATAAGAAAAGCGATGACGATACAAAGATTACTTATTGCAAGTAATGGCGATCCAAAGATCATGGCTGGGTTTGTTGAGAGACCTGACTTAGATAATTGGATGTTAAAAGATGCTAGTACAGAGCAACTAGCAATAATCAAACAACTATGGGGTTAATATGAAAAACTTAAAAGATAGGATAGCTTCTGTAATAGAGAAGGTAAAGAAGGATGGTACATACATCGATAAAGAAACTGGTAGGAAGTGCGTAAAAGCAGCCAGTAAAATAAAATACTTCACCGAAGAGTTTGTTGGTGAGATAGGTATAGTAACTAATATAGATACCCATGAGGATTTCTATATTGCAACAGCAAAAATCAATACACCAGAAGGCACTCTTGCTACCGGTCATGCAAAGGTATTTAGAAATAAACCTAAGTCATTTGAACTAGCAGAGACATTTGCCATATCAAGAGCTTTGAGCTTTTTTTCTGTCATGGATGACAACATCACCTCAAAAGAGGAATTAGATGAGGTTGGAATTCAGTTAGAGAAAGAAGGTTCGAGTGCTGAAGTCATCGACTTGCCAAATAAAAGACAGGCTATGGTCGAAAGTACATCAGTAGAATACATCGTTAATAAGATAAAATCAGTAAAACATTTATCTGAGCTGCACTTTCTAAAGAATGTAAAGTTTGCAGAGGAGTTTAACGATGCTTTACAAAACCATCCCAGTACATACAAAAAGCTAATGAACGCTTACGATGTGCAAAGGGATAAACTTAAACAAACAGGAGCAATAAAAAATGGATAATATATATATAAAACTTATCCCAAACGAAGATAGACAATCAGCAAATCATCCGAGTTGGGTAGCACCTATTAATCCAAAGTCCCCGGAGGGGAAGCAATGGAGGATAGGAGTTAAGATAGGAGAAACTTGGTATAATCAAGCTGGTTTTGACGAATTAGCAGAGAGTGGAGAACCTACTGGTGGTCTCACAATCAAGCTATCACCAAACGAAAAAACTCCCTCTAAAGGTTCATCAGGAGGTGGTGGTTCACCAAGTTTTGGGTACAAAAAAGAGTATCCAAGGCAAGGTTCTTATGCTAATAAACAAAGAAGGTATTAATTATTTATAAATACCTGCTCTCGATGAGGCGAGGTTTTTAATCTGGCGTTCCTTTCTGCCATCTTTAGTTGTTTTCCTCGCCTTGTCATTTAACTATGACAACAATAGACCTTACAGATAAAATCTTAAAAAAAATTATGGAAGATCGCCATAATGATTATGGTGATTATAAAGAAAACTTTAGATTGATTTCAGTTATATTTAATGTAATCCTACATGACAAACTAAAGGATGACATAGAACCATACGAGGTTGCTCAACTTATGATGGGTTTAAAATTATACAGAACTACCAGAAAATTTAAGAAAGATAGCTATGATGATCTTGAGATATACTCAAAAATGGCTAAAGAACTACATAAATTAAGTGTAGACAAAAAGGAATAAAATGACTAAATATATACGAATTAAATCAGGCGAGGCAAGTTTCTTATTGTCTGAAAGATTTGATGAAGTGGAGAAAGCTGCAAACCCCAATGCCGAAGGTGAGTTTGTAGAATGTAAAGTTACAGGAGTTAAGTTAGACTTTACTAAAGTAAAAAAGGAGAAGGATGGAAAAGCTGAAACAGGATTTCCAGAAGTTGCAAGACCTTCAGAAGAAAAAACATGAGGCGTACCTTGCAGCCAAAGACAAAGCTAATCAATTAAAACAAGATAGCTTTGATTTAATCTGGAAAATAGAAAAAGCTAAAGAACTA